CGGATTCACTGGATTCACAGGTCTGACCGGACCCACCGGGCCAACCGGACCGACTGGGGCGACTGGCCAAGGAGGTGTTCCTGGCCCAACTGGATGGACAGGAATCACGGGATTCACTGCCCCAACAGGTCCGACTGGATGGCAGGGATGGTTTGGACTGCAGGGTCCGTCTGGATCAACTGGCCCGTCTGGACCGACGGGATATGCAGGAGTTCAGGGACCACAAGGTCCATCTGGAAAAACGGGCTGGACTGGGTTCACTGGACCTACTGGGCCAAGTAATCCGATCAATCCTACCACCAAGATTGCAGCGTCGATGACAGGATATGTTGCAACGATTACCGGCGGCGGTTTTTTTACTATCCCATCCTGGTCACCATCTATATCGCTCGCGTTGAATTCTCAATACGTGTTTACACAAGGATGGTCAATCGGCGGTACATCGTTCGCTAGTGTCAATCTGATCGGGATTCAATGGGTCCAAGGTGCCACGTATTGGACGCCTACAGTTACGTTAGCTGGAAATGGATCTGGAGTGATTTTTACCCTATATTATTACTATCAATAAGGAATAAGGATGTTTCAATCCTATTCGCCACAGAATTCATTGAGACCTACGATCACACCGATTGCAAGTACCACTCGGCAAGTTCCCGGACCTTCCGGAGATATGGGTCTCATTGGGGCAACTGGTCCAACAGGGGTTACCGGGGTTCCGGGAGTTGAGGGAATTACGACAACTGCAGGGGCGACAAGTACAACAGGATGGACAGGATGGTCTGGATTCACTGGTTCGAATGGGTTCACTGGGTTCATGGGAGTTCAGTTAACGGGTCCAACGGGTGTGACTGGATTCACAGGTCCAACCGGACTCACGGGTCCAACAGGGTTTACTGGCCCCGCGATTCGTGGATGTGTTGGGGCAACAGGACCTACTGGACCTACTTCGTTGTACGGTGCAACTGGAACACCAGGTCCGGTATTTATGCCCACGGGTCCTCAAGGAAAACAGGGGGCAAGTGGATTCACTGGACCGTCTGGCTACACTGGACCGTCTGGCTACACTGGACCGACTGGCGTGATAGGAAGAACCGGTTCAACAGGTCCTACCTCGACAACAGGAACGACTGGATGTACTGGATGGTATGGACCGATAGCCCCGATCGGCCCAATTGGAATTCAGGGAAATGCTGGACCAGTGTTGTACGCAGGATTTGGCACTGGACCCACCGGATTCACTGGACCAACTGGTATCACGGGTTCATTTGGGGCGTTAGCCGCAGCATCTGGAACAACTGGGGCGACCGGGTTTACAGGAGTTCGTGGACCTGGTCTACAAGGAACAACTGGTCCAACTGGTTTCATAGGTGATATGTGCAACACTGGAAGCACGGGAACAACTGGGACAATGGGGGCTATCGGTTTTTATGGTCCTACCGGATTCACAGGTCCTACGGGGTTTGTTGGCCCCTATGGTAACACGGGCCGAACTGGAAGTTCCGGGTTCACCGGACCGACCGGCAACAACGGATCAACACTTTTGTTGACAGTCCCAATGACAGTGGCCGGAACATTATCCGGATCGATTTATTACTCAACAGACCCTACCAATGCGACATGGTCTGGACCCGTGACATCGACCTTATCAACAATTAACGGTATTGCATGGAACAGTGAACGATGGGTAGCTGTCGGAGGGAGTGGAATCGCCTATTCGGCAAACGCAGCATCGTGGACCGCAGCAAGTGTTACCGGTGCTTCTCAGCTAACATGCCTTGCATGGAACGGGTCCTTCTGGCTTGCTGCCGGTACAAACATCTGCAAGTCAACGGACGGGATCACATGGTCCGTTCTTACGACATCGGGACCACTACCGAATCTAAACGCAATGACATCGATCATCTGGAACGGCACATATTGGGTTGTAACAGGAACAAACGGACTTACAAACCGAGTCTCGTACAGCACAGATGGGACAACCTGGCTAGATACAGGAATCGTGACGAATGTTGCACAAAGTGTTTCGTGGAACGGGTTTATCTGGGTTGTTGTAGGCACAGATACGAACGGGTCTGCGTTGTTCTGGACAACAAACTCTGCGATTACATCGTGGAACCGTCTTCCAATTCCCTATCTTACATTGCCTCAGCACATTGCATGGAACCGTTCGAACTGGGTGATTACAGGAACAAACGGTACAGTTTCTCTTCCAACGGGTCTTTTCGCATTTGTTAAAGGAACGGTCCCAAGTGCCTCCGAACTCAGATGGAATGGAACTGTGTGGACAACAGTAACGACCTCCGGGCTCTATACAAGCCCAGACGGAAACACGTGGACATCGGTTTTTCCCGGAACCTTTACGTCGATTGGAATTCAGCGGATTGTTCCATTTATTCTTACACCATTGGGTACAACAGGTCCAACAGGTCCATCAGGTCCAACAGGTCCAACAGGCTTCACTGGAACCTATGGTCCAAGTGGATCAACCGGATTCACGGGTCCAACGGGAAACACTGGATGGTATGGCATCATCGGCCCCACCGGCCCGAGCGGTCCAACGGGAATCACCGGATGGCAGCCGTTAGGAACAACAGGAACAACTGGCAGTGTAGGTACATCATTCTCAATCACATCTTCGACTGTAACGCCTTCTTTTGTCGCAAGTGGATCCTCTCCCTATATATTCGAAGTCACAACAACCATACCTACGTATTTGTATGTTTCGATCAATGACTTCAATTCGACAATTACAAGTGGGGCCCAGACTGTTTATGGAAGTATTCAATCTGCATATTTCACCGTAAGTGATTCAGTCTGGGTACTGAAGTTGGCACTCACAACGTCTTCAACGCTTACATCTGGAAACACATACACGTTCAGCAATCCGATAAAGATTAGCCAGTATCTATAATGGATGGTTGGGTCGAAGCCGTACGTGACTTGAAAGACATCGAGAAGGCAGAGGGAACTGAACCATTCGAAGTTGAAACTATATGCCGCGACATCCTGCGGTATATCCGCACAGCCCGTATTCGTGACATCGGTCGGTTTTCGCAGCGGACAGGTCTTGAATACGAGAAGTTCATGTCCACCTTCCACAACAAGGAACTTGTCCAGCGAATCGTCATGGACGATGAATTCTGGGACGCTACGATCAAGGTGCGGAAATGAAAACGAATACTTTACACAGAACAGTATAAGGGGTAAAATGGGCGACACAATCACTGGCGTTCAATTTGGCATCGCAAACCCCGACGACATTCTCAAACGGAGTGTCGTGGAGGTTACGACTGACAAAACATATCAGTCTGGTCAACCTTTTGCAAATGGCGTGTTTGATTCTCGGTTCGGTGTCATCGAGAACGGCAAGGTCTGTCCTACCTGCAAGCACACGAATCAGTATTGTCCTGGACACTTCGGTCACATCACGCTCGCCCGCCCTGTCTACCTCTACCAGTTCTTTGACTGGATTGAGAAACTGTCGAACACCATCTGCCTGAACTGCTCCGAGGTTCTGCTGGAAGGTGGAATCGAGGACTCGACGTCAACCGGTCTTGCGAAATTCAAGGAGATCCGCGAAGCTGTCAACTGGAAGAAGACGAAGCTCTGTTTCTCCTGTGCGACACCTGTCTTCAAGAAGATCGTTCGCGTTCTCGGCAAGGCTGCGACTCTCGAAGGACACCCGTTCACCGAGAAGGATGAAGAGGAGCTACCTCCTGTTCCTCTTCAAGTGGAGATGATCCTGCGTGCGTTTCAGCGTATCACCGACACGAACTGTGACAAGCTCGGCTTCAATCACAAGTTCTCTCGCCCCGAGTGGATGATCTGTACGGTTCTTGCGGTTCCACCTCTGACGGTTCGCCCATCCGTCGTGATGGACGACAACCAGCGTATGGAGGATGACCTGACCCACAAGCTGATTGACATTCTTCGCAACAACCAGCGTCTTCGCGACAAGCTCGACAAGGGTGAGTCTGCGGAGATGATCGATAAGTATACAGCGATGGTTCAGTATGACGTTGCCACCTATGTGGACAATGATATCAAGGGTCTCGCACCAGCTGCACAGAGGTCTGGGCGTCCTCTGCGAACCTTGAAGTCTCGTTTCGGTGCCAAGACTGGACGTGTGCGTGGTAACCTGATGGGGAAGCGTGTTGACTTCTCCGCCCGTTCAGTCATTACTCCGGATGCAAACATTGAGCTGGATGAGCTGGGTGTCCCCGAGGAGATCGCACTGAACCTGACGTTTCCCGAGATCGTGAACGTATACAACCGCGACCGTCTGATGTCGTACGTTCGTAACGGTCCGAACAAGCATCCGGGTGCGAAGTCTGTCTTTCTGAAATTGGACAACCGCATGGTAAGCCTTCGCTACGTCAGTCCTGACACGATCGATCTCCGCGAGGGCGATGTGGTTCACCGCCATCTGATCGACGGTGACTCAGTTCTCTTTAACCGCCAGCCTTCTCTTCACAAGGCTTCGATGATGTCTCACCGTGTTCGCGTTCTACCCTATTCGACCTTCCGTCTGAATGTTTCAGCGACGAGGCCATACAATGCTGATTAACCTAGAGGGTTTTCACAAAAAGTCTGCGTTATACATAAATGGAAGTTCACATCTACAAAGTTACATGCCTCCTAACAAATAAAAGTTACATCGGTCAGACACAACGATATAAACATAAAAATGGTAAGCCGTATTCGTACGGAGTTCTCGGGAGATGGTGCGATCACGTGTCGTCGGCCAAACGCTCGGATTCGCCGCTTCATGTGGCAATCCGGGAACATGGTCCTGGAAACTTCACACACGAATTACTGGAAACAACAACGGATTTGCGGGCCGACCAACGAGAAGCCCATTGGATACATCTGCTCGGAACCGCAGTACCAAACGGCTACAACGTCAACGTTCATTCAAGATGCAAACATAGGGATTCCGATAATCCAGCAGCTATCTATCTTGATACAGCGACAGACGTCGAACTCAAATGTGTGAATCGAAACGGAACACCCACACTCGTGTACGTATACGTTACAACACCAGATGGAAAGGAACGTCTTACATTCGGGCAATCCAAAACGTCGACGTTCGAACAGGCATTGGGCGATGCGACTCGATGCATCGAAGTGTTCAAAAACAACGGTGTTCGCGTCAAAGGAGATAAGCGTTCTCAGTTCGAGAATCGAGAAATCCAAAAGATACGGTTGGTACCGTTCAATAAAACAATGGTTGCTGTCTATCTGACCGTCGATAACAATCAAACAAGAATATGCTTTGGAGGCAAACATGTGACCTATGATGATTCCGTTAAAAACGCAAGAGAGTTCGTGCAAGGACTCAGTACAACTGTGATCGAAGATAACCTCTCAAAAGGTCAGCAACAGGTGGCTACCTCCCCGGATGAAGCAAGTCCCGGGGTGGAGAAATAGTGTAACTGCTTCCGTGTGTTCAGGGCTCCAACTGAATATACGATATAACCATCTAGTCTGAAGCGACGGCGTCGCCAAAGGCAAGACCCCCAAACTCAGGGAAACTCCTAAAGCTCATAGATACGAACCGTGTGCAGTAATGTACACGGGGCCCAGGGGAAAGCCCAAGGGATATCGTGAAAACGCTATGAGATCCGAGCCAGAAGGCAAGGAATGGACGATCCTGACCCAAACCGTGCAGTTTACTGCCGGGAGGAGCAACGACTTGACGGGGGTCGGTTCGAAAAGAGCTTAAGGTAAAGTCTAGTCCCACACCGAAAGGTTGGGTAGAAACGTTTGATGGAGACGAAATGAACATGCACGTTCCACAAAGCATCGCTTCGGCCACAGAGCTGAAGTACCTAGCAAGTCTATTAAGAAATATTATCAGCCCACGCACGAACAGCCCGATCATCCAGCTGTTTCAGGACACGATGACCGGTGTCTTCCGCATCAGTCAGCCGAATGTCGCAGTTCCTGAGGTGATTGCGATGAACATCCTCGCCCGAATCAAGCGTACGTTCACTCGCAAGAACCGCGACTGGACGGGTGCCGAGCTGATCTCGACTGCATTCCCCATGCTCACGTTGAAGGGTGCGGTGACAATCGAGAACGGACAGCTGACGTCCGGTATCATGAAGAAGTCGGCATGTAGCAACCTGATTCACGTGGTCTACAACGATTTCAGCCCCGAGCGATGCGGACAGCTGATCAATGACATCCAGTCGGTGGTCACGCAGTTCAATCTGTACACTGGCTTCTCGGTAGGAACTGCGGACTTGATTGCGAACGATGCGACACAACAGTTCGTGGCCGAGAAGCTGGACGAGGGACGCACCGCAGTGTCCAAGATCCTCTCCGATGTTCATGGCGGTATGTTTGTCAACATTTCCAGCACCTCTGACGGAGATGAGCTGGAGGACCGCATCTCTTCCGCGTTGAAGGCTGTCGCAGCAAAGATCAGCGATGAGGTGATCAAGAGTCTGCCGAAGGACAATGCGATTGTTCAGATGGTTGATTCTGGCTCGAAGGGAAACCCTCAGAACATCACGCAGATGGTAGCCCTTCTCGGACAGCAGCTGATTGAAGGTAAGCGTGTTCAGTATACTCTTCAAGACCGCACGCTGCCTCACTTCGCACGATACGATGATGGTGTGGAGGCCCGCGGATTCGTTCAGAACTCATTCGTGAATGGTCTTCTTCCTGCCGAGTTCTTCTTCCACGCCCAGGCTGGACGTGAGGGTCTGATTGATACAGCCGTCAAGACCTCAGACACAGGCTATATCCAGCGTCGTCTGATGAAGACGATGGAGGATCAGCACATCGAGCACGATGGCACGGTTCGCAATGTGACCGGTAGCATTGTGCAGTTTGCCTACGGTGAGGACGGTATTGACTCCATCTCTGTTGAGGGTCAGTCGTTCGAACTTGGCACCATGACCATGGAGGATGTGTACCGCACCTTTGCGATGACTCCCGCGGAAGTTAACACATTCCTGAAGACAGAGGTCTCTGAGTCACCCGACCTCGTGGACGAGATCCTCGCAGATCGCGAGATGCTTGTGCGATCAGTGTTCCGATTCAAGAAGAATGACCAGGTTCTCGCACCGGTCAATTTGAAGCGTCTTCTCGCAACCTATTCGAATCCCTACGCAACCAAGACTGATCTAACTCCTGCCCACGTTGTGGCTGGAATCACCTCGTTCATGAACGACTTCCCCAACAACCGTCTGTTCCATGCCCTGTTGCGATTCTACCTCGCACCGAAGAAGGCCATCCTTGTCCACCGTCTCACGGAGGTGATGTTCGATGAGCTGATGTCAGACATTCGCTATCGCTACTTGAAGTCTCGGGTCCATGCGGGTGAGATGGTGGGTGCCTTGGCTGCACAGTCCATCGGTGAGCCGACGACACAGCTTACACTCAACACCTTCCACTCTGCTGGTACTGCGAAGGCGAACGCAACGTCTGGAGTGCCGCGTATTGAGGAGCTTCTCTCTGCGTCACCGAACCCGAAGCGTCCCGGTAACACTGCGTACTTTGCTGGGGCTGTCTCTCAGAACGAGGCCATCGCCATGATGAAGAACATTCAACGCACGAAGCTGCGTGACATCACGAAGTCGATCCGCATCTATTACGATCCCTACCCTCTCACCAACGGAACCTCAGTTGAGGAGGATCGAGGCATTCTGGAAGAGTACCGCCAGTTCAGTCTGGAGAACGAAGCAGAGTGCGGCTCACCGTGGATCATGCGTATCGAGATGAATGACGTCGAGATGCACGCCCGCAACATCCTCGATCTGACGAAGGTTACCACCCTGCTGTCGGGCAAGTATTCGCAGATCCTCCGCTGCGTGAAGTCAGATACATCTGCGAAGAACCTGATTGTTCGCATCACCTTCGATCCGAACGTTGTCAAGAATCCGACACACATCCGCTTCCTGGAAGACAAGATCCTCGACACGGTCCTCTCTGGCGTTGATGGTATCGGACGCGTTCACATGCGAACGATCAAGAGCGAGCAAGTCTACGATGATACGGTGGGCGGCTACGTGACTCGCGACCAGTATGTTCTGGATACGGAAGGCACGAATCTCCACGATCTGATCGTGTTCCCTGGTGTGGATGGAAACCGCACCTTCTCGAACGATATCCACGAGGTCAATGCCGTGTTCGGTATCGAGGCAGCACGCACCTGCTTGCTGGACGAGTTCAATGAGGTATTTAGCACAGAGAAGGTGAACTACCACCACCTGAGCGTTCTTATCGACACCATGACCTATTCAGGACGCATCGTGCCGGTGAATCGCTTCGGAATGAAGAAGAATGAGACAGGTGTTCTTGCGAAGTCGAGCTTTGAGGAGACGTCGAAGACCATGTTCGATGCGGCTGTGTCCTCCGAGTATGATACGATGCGTGGCGTCTCTGCGAACATCATGTTCGGACAGAAGCCACCATGTGGCACTGGATTCGTCAACATCCTCGTGGATGAGACCCGGTTGCCGGAGGGTGCGGATGAGATTGTGGAGTCAGACGCATTAGAGCAGGCGAACAAGGCAATTGACGCGATGCCCGACTCAGAGTGTAGGATTGAGGACATCGTCATGGCTTGGTAATGCATCAAGCATGATCTTAAAAAACCCAAACGAAGAGAGAATGAACGTAGCACACAACACGCCATAGACTGCGTGACAGAGAAGGTCCTTCATACATTTTTCGCATGGGCGACGTGAAAGTTGTGTAGCGAAAGGGTAATGGCATTTGTGTCTCCTCTTCGCCCACCTTCGGAAAGGGCTGCGAAATTAGCAGCCGAGAAGCTAGAATCTGCGGCAAAGGCAGAGGCAGTCCGTCAGGCAGCAGAGGAAAAGAAAATGCAGATAGCGATTAGCCGTGGTCGTACACCTACACGAACCCCGCAAAAACGTGACAGAAGTGAATCGACCGCATCCAGATCACCGCGAACACCCGGACCGCCTCCCAAAGACATTCTCGAATCCTTTATGCAGTTCACTCCGACTACGTTGGTTCTATACATATGGGGAGACGGCTTCACGAAGTGGCAAGAGGAAAACAAAACTGAGACCTCTTCATCAATTAAAGCCAGAGAAGCTGCAATCAAGGCTAGGCAACCAGAACCTAAGCCAGACTATCATTACCCAACAGGACGTTCTGTCCTTGAATTGATGTACGCGAAAGATCAGTGTGTTCGTACAATCAAAGAACTGAAAGAGAATGAACCCTGTTATATTTGTGGACAACCTATCGGACCCCCCTTTCCTAAGAATGGTCTAACTGCGGAATGCGAGCATATTCTTTCCGTTGCACAGGCTATTCTTCTTTACAACCTATTTCAGAGTGGTGATGAAGACATCGGATTTTTTCAACGGGAGTACAAGTGGGCCCACGAGCTATGTAACCAAGAGAAGTCTGATACCAATATCATCAAGTATACTGCCGAGCGAGGATTCGAGTTCGACAACGCTGCATTAGGGGTGATGCTGACTAAGATCTATAATTCCAGTCGGCGAGGCGGTGATCTACTGCGAGGAAGCATAAAACAACCGGTCCAAACATGGAGGGCAGAACGAATGAAGAAAGTTCAAGAGACTGTAAAGCCTCTTCTTGACTACTTGAAGCAGATGTATACACAGGGTGGAGACAAGATGTTTGCATTAGTGGCTGCCACAAATGTCCTCGACCGAGTGAAGGAAGACTTTAAAAAGATAGAGGCTGATCCTGCACTGTTACGATCAG